CCTGATTATCTGAAAAACAAAGAGCGTTACACTGCACACGTTTGGATACCTCCGGGAAGTTCGTGGATTGATCCCACGAAAGAGGTGACCGCAAACAAAATCGCGCTGGAGACGAATCAGGATACCCTCCAAAGAATTGCCGCGGAAAGGGGTGAGGACTGGAGGGAAGTGCTGAAGCAGCGAGCGGCTGAAATTCGCTATATGCAGGAACTTATGGGAGGCGTTGAATCTGTTGCAGATGACAATGAGGGAGCCGATGACGATGAGTCGGTCGCGTAGTCTCGACAAGAATTTGACGCGTACGCTCACCTTCGAACGTGAGGCGATCAACGAAGAGGAGCGGACTGTCGAATTGTCCTTCTCATCGGAGATGCCATACGAGCGTTGGTTCGGCTCGGAAATTCTGAGCCACGACAGCGGCGCCGTGGACTTGAGCCGACTGCAGGAGGTCGGCGTACTGCTCTTCTCACACGGGCGAGATGCCAGATACGGCCGGATGCCGATCGGTACGATCGTCCGCGTCTGGATCGACGAAGAACAGCGGAAGGGCAAGGCCATCGTCAAGTTCGACGACGACGAGGACAGCGACAAAGTGTTCCGGAAAGTCGTCAAGGGCATCATCAAGGGCGTATCGGTGGGATACGCAGTCAGCGCGTGGGAAGAAGTCAAAGCAGGGAAAACCTCATCGAACGGACGGCACACCGGTCCGGCATATGTCGCCGTGAAGTGGCAGCCGTTCGAAATCTCGATCGAGCCGACGCCGGCGGATCCATCGGTTGGCGTTGGAAGAAGCAATTCAAACGAAGGAGAGGAAGAAACGATGAATGGACTGAAACGGTTGGCCTTGGCTCAGGGATTCCTGGTACCGGATAACGGGGCGCCGGCAGGCGGCAGCACTTCGGCGGTTGAGCGGACTGCCGCGCCGGCAGCGAGCAATCCCATTGATCCGGAGACGCTGCAGCGGCAGGCGGCCGAAGCTGAACGGAACCGGGTGGCCGAAATCACGGAGCTGTGCCGCAATTTCGGGATGGAGGATGAGCTTCCGGAGTACATCCGGAGCGGAGTGACCGTACAGGCGGTCAAAGACGCCATCCTCGAAAAGCAACTGCAAAGCCGGAAGCCGGCTGCACAGCAGGTCATCGTACAAGCTGAAGATACGGACAAGTTCCGCGCGGCCGCATCGGACGCGCTGCTGATCCGTGCTGGCCGGCATATCCAGAAGCCGGCTGACGGCGCGTGGAACTGCGCGGCATGCGTCTGCGCGACCTCGCAATCGAATGTCTGCAACGGATCGGCGAATCCGGGGTGCATCGACTTAACGATGATGAGCTCCTGAAGCGGGCGCTCATGCCGGACAGCCAGTTCGCCGGCATCATCTCGAACGCCGTGAACAAGACGCTGTCCCAGGTGTATCAGGAGACGCCGACGACATTCCAGTACTGGACGAGCCGCGGGTCGAACCCGGACTTCAAGGCCGCGGAACATTACCGCATGAGCGAGGCAGGGGATCTGGAACTGGTACCGCAGAACGGCCAGATCCCGTATGATGAAGGCCTGAAGGACGAGAAGGTCACGAAGGCCGTATTGACATACGCAAAACGGTGGGGATTCACCAGACAAGCGTTTGTGAACGATGATCTGGGGATGCTCAGTCGCGTGCCGGCCGCCTATGTGTCGGCAGCAAAACGCGGCATCAACAAGCTGGTGTACCAAATGCTCGGCAGCAACCCGACGATCTACGACGGCAATCCGCTTTTTGACACATCCCGAAACAACCTGGGCACCCCGGGCAAGATCAGCACGATGACGATGAGCGAGGCACGTCGGAAGATGCGCACGCAGAAGAACCAACGTGGACTTGCCACGCTCAATCTCGCGCCGAAATTCCTGCTCGTGCCGGCCGCGCTGGAAACGGACGCGCTGCAGTACATGCGCAGCGAAGCCGATCCGGAAGGCGCACACAGCGGCGTCGCAAACGTCTTCCGGAACGCGTACACGGTCATCGTGGATGCCGAACTGGATACGTACAGCGAGACGGCGTGGTATCTGGCCGCTGATCCGAGCATTGCGGACACCATCGAGGTCACGTATCTGCGCGGCCAGGAAGAACCGACGCTCGAGACGGACATCCCATTCGATCGCCTCGGTATGGATTTCCGGATCTATTTCGATTACGGGGTGACGGTACTCGACTCTCGCGGCCTCTACATGAACGCCGGCGTCGCCGGGGGTGAAGACGTATGAACCTGACGCGGCCGCTCAATTATGGCGGCAGGCTGTATCGCGCCGGCGAGAATATCGCCGGCCAACTGCCGCCTGACATGATCGCTTTGCTTAAGGCGAACGGTACCATCACCACTGAATCCGATCCTTCTCCGGCGGCGGTTGTCAAATCCGCACAGCCGACCGTCGCAGAACTGAAAAAGCTGGTCGCTGAAACGGAAGATCTGAAGCAGTTGTCCGAATGGCTCAGGGAGGAGCGGGAAAGCGACAATCCGCGGGCCAGCGCAATCAAGCTGCTGGAAGAACGCATCGCCGAGCTCGAAGAATCCCAAGCGATTGGGAATACGGATGATGTCGAAGATGAGCCTTAAGGATCGCGTTTCGGACGATCTGTCCATGTTCCTAAATCTTGATGAATTCGCCGAACATCATGACATCGACGGAGAATCCGTCCCGATTGTACTCGACTCTGATCTGATCAACCGCCGGCCGCATCTTTATGCGGAGGGCACGTATCAGAACAGGGTCGTTTTCTTTGTCCGCGAGACGGATCTCGGATACCGGCCGGTCGAGGGGCAAGTGATGTCCCTCGACGGCCAGCCGTATCTGATCGTCCAGGTCGGCGAAGACATGGGGCTGCTCAGTGTGACGCTGGAGGGGAACCAAATATGAAGCTGATCACGAACGCCAAAGAGTTCAGGACCGCGACCGTCGGCCTTCGATTCGTGCGCGACAATCTGCCAAAGGCGTTTGACGCCACTCTTCGGCGCGTCATGGCGGGGGTAAAGACGGAGGCCGCTCGCGCCGTGCGCGAGCGGTATTACGTCCGCCACGGTGACGTACTGAAAACGATCAAGGTCACGAAAGCAGATGGACCGGGTCTGGCCTACCTGCTCCGATCCCGCGGCCCGAGTATTCCGCTGATCCGATTCCGGACCACGCCATCGAAGCCGCAGCCGCGACAGACACGTGTCCTGCGGGCCGCGGTGAAGAAGGAAGGCGGAAAGAAGCCGATTCCCGGGGCGTTTGTGGCGCAGATGGACAGCGGGCATACGGGCGTGTTCCGGCGTGTCGGCCGGAAACGGCTGCCGATCGATCAACTTTACGGACCGGCCATACCGGTCATGCTGAGCGAGCCGGGCATTGCAGAACATCTGCAGGAAGAAGCGCACAAGCGGATGGTCGTTCGGCTGGACCATGAAGTAAACCGCGTGCTCGGGAGGCTGAAAACGAAATGACAGCAGCGATGCTATTGCGGGCGCTCTGCGATTTTCTCCGCGAGCTGCTGGCCGAATACGCGGCCGCGAAGGGAGACGGCGGGCGTTATATACCGCCGCAAGTTTTCGAGTGGTATTTGCCATTCAAGAACCCTAAGGCTCCGGAGAAGATCGATTTCCCCTACGTTGTGGCACGCATTGTCGGAGGCGAAGATCAGCGGGACCTCAATGTCGGCTCCACTGTTCAGATGCATCTTAGCTTCGGCGTGTATGACGAAGGGGAGCGGGTGGACGGTTTCCTGCAGCCGAGTGGGGCATACGACCTAATCAACTTGATGGAGCATGTCCGGATCGAGCTGCAGCGGAAGCAAGTCATCAATAGCCGTTTCCGGATCGAAATGCCGTACAAGTGGTCCATCCCGGAGGAGCAGCCCTATCCTCTCTGGGTCGGAGAGGCGACGACGATCTGGACGGTCCAGAGTGTGACGGAACAACAGACAGGAGGTGCCATCCATGCGTTCTCGTGGGAGTGATAGGAAGCGGTCCAGGGACAAGCCGGCAGTCACGGCCGGGCCGATCATCTACATCGGCCCGAATCTGGAACGCGGCCGGCTGCGACAATACACCATTTTTCGTGATGGCGTGCCGCAGTACCTGGCCCCGCTGATCGATTCGCGGCCGGAGATCTCGCATCTGCTGGTTCCGGTGGCCGATCTGGCGGCGGCCATCCAGCGCGCCGGCAAGGCAGGGACCATTGAATATCGGGCCTTCTCGGCCCTCAAAGGAGGAGCGAAATCCTGATGGCATACAAACATGGAGTGTATGCAAGTGAGGTGCCGACGGCCGTCACGCCGCCCGCCTCCGTAAACAGCGTGCCGGTCGTGATCGGAACGGCGCCGGTCCATCTTTCCAAGCGTTCGTCTGTGCCGGTGAACGAGCCGGTGCTGTGCTACACCTACGCGGAGGCGGTCGAGGCGTTCGGATACAGCGACGACTGGAGGTTCACGCTCTGCGAGGCCGTCTATTCCCACTTTGCGCTCTACGCAATGGCGCCGATCGTGCTGATTAACGTCCTGGACCCGGCGAAGCACAAGACGACTGTGACCGATGAAACGGCCACGCTCGAAAACGGCCTCGCGACGGTCAAGTCACAGGGCATCCTGATCGACTCGGTGATTGTGAAATCGGACGATGGCGCAACAACGTATGACCGGGGGACGGACTATGAGCTCGATTATGACGATGCCGGCCAGCTCGTCGTGCAGAGGCTGGCAAGCGGGTCGATCCCGGCAGGCGCCGCGCTGAAAGTCAGCTATGACAAACTGGATCCGGATGCCGTCACGGCCAATGACATCATCGGCGGCATCGACGGCAACGGTCGGCCGACAGGATTGGAGCTGATCGATCAAGTCTTCCCG